CTGATTGTTTTCGTATTTGAGATTTAGTATAATACAACTTTGTTCTATCTGAACGAGGTCTTATGGATTTTTACACACATGCATTTCAGCGTGGGAAAACGATTTACTTGCGAGGGATTGAGAACGGAAAACGGTTCAATCGCAAAGTAGATTATTCCCCCTACCTTTTCATCAATTCAAAAAAGAAGAACGCAGAGTATCAAACTCTGAGTGGCAAGCCTGTGGACAAGATTACCTTTGGCGACATCTATGAAGCCAAAGACTTCCTAAAGCAATACAATGGCGTCAGCGGCATGGACATCTACGGCTTTGACCGTTTCTTGTATTGTTTCCTAAACGATGAATACCCGCAAGAAATCGTTTATGACAAAGACCTGATCAACATCGTCAACATTGACATTGAGGTTGAGTCTGATTCAGGGTTCCCAGACGTTCGTCAAGCCGACAAGCGTGTTACAGCAATCACTATGAAACTGCGCGACACCATCGTTGTACTCGGTTGCGGCGACTTTGTTACAGCCGACGAGAACGTTCATTATATCAAGTGTAAGAATGAAGAGCAGCTGTTGCTAAAATTCCTAGAAGCTTGGCGAGCGTTTGACGTGGACATTATCACAGGCTGGAACGTTGAGTTCTTCGACATCCCGTATCTTGTGAATAGAATCACTAAGGTTCATGGCGAGACTTTCGCTAAGAAACTTTCGCCTTGGGGCATATTGCTTGAACACGACGTTGAAGTCAACAACCGCAAGCAACAGTCATACACGATGGTTGGTATATCAAACCTTGATTACCTCGAGTTGTACAAGAAGTACACCTACGCTCAACAAGAAAGCTATCGGCTAGACTATATCTGCTCTATTGAGATTGATGAACGCAAGGTTGACTACTCTGAGTTTGATAACCTGTTCACGCTGTACAAAGAAGACTTTCAGAAGTTTATCGAGTACAATATCAAAGATGTGTTGCTTGTCGATAAGCTTGATGAGAAGCTTAAGTTCATTGACCAAGCACTGACGATTGCGTACGACGCTAAGACGAACATTGAAGACGTATTTACTTCTGTACGCCTCTGGGACGTTATCATTCATAACTATCTGTTGTCAAAGAAGACAGTCATTCCGCAGTTTGTTCGTCATGACAAGTCTGCGCAGTTTGCTGGCGCGTTCGTTAAAGACCCCATGGTTGGTTTACATAATTGGGTTGTGTCGTTTGACATCAACTCTCTATATCCGTCGTTGATTGTTCAGTACAACATCTCGCCTGAATGCTACTCCGGAAAGATTGGGCGCAACTTCACCGTTGATCAGCTGCTTGCTGGCGGATTTGAAGAGGACGAAATTCAAGACTTCATTAAAGAAAAGAATTACGCCATCACCGCCAACAGCTGTATCTGGGACAAGAGCAAGAAAGGCGCATTTCCTGAGTTGGTCGAGAAGATGATGACTGAGCGCAAGATGTATAAGAACCGCATGATTGAAGCCAAGAAGAAGTACGAAAAAAATCCAAGCAAGGAACTGAGCAACGAGATTGCCCGCAACAACAATATGCAGATGGCTCGTAAGATTCAGCTGAACAGTTTATATGGTACTCTGGGTAATCAGTACTCTCGTTGGTTTCAGCTGGAGTTTGCTGAAGCCATTACCTTGACAGGTCAGTTCGTTATTCGTTGGGTTGCTATCAATATCAATCAGTATCTTAACAACTTGTTGAAAACAGACAACAGAGATTATATAATTGCAATCGACACGGACTCAAACTACCTTGTGCTTGACGCTGTCGTCAAGAAGTTCTTTGATGGTAAGGACGTTGATACAGTAACAACTGCCATCGATAAAATCTGTAACGAAAAGCTCGAGCCGCTGATTGATAAGTGTTTTGGTGAATTGGCTGAGCACACAAACGCGTATACAAACTTCCTAAAGATGAAGCGTGAGAGTATTGCGAACAAAGGTATCTGGACAGCCAAAAAGCGATACATGCTAAACGTCTATGATAACGAAGGCGTGCGCTACAAAGAACCTAAGCTCAAGATGATGGGTATTGAAGCAGTGAAGAGTTCAACACCTTCATCATGCCGCGCTAAGATTAAGGAAGCGATCAAACTCATAATGGAGACTGACGAGACAACACTACAAAGCTTCATACAGAGTTTTCGTGAAGAGTTTAGGCAAATGCCGTTCGAAGATATTGCGTTCCCTAGAGGCTGTAGAGGGCTGTCTGAGTATGGAGATAAACTCGAAGTGTACAAAAAGGGTACGCCGATACAAGTTCGGGGCGCGTTGTTATATAACATGTTGCTTGAGAGGCATGGCGTCGCAACAAAGTATCCTAGAGTTCAAGAAGGCGAGAAGATCAAGTACTGTTATTTGAAGCTACCCAATCCTTTGAGAGAAAACATAATCTCAGTTCCTAGTGTCTTACCAAAAGAGTTCGGGTTGAATGCTCATGTAGACTACGATTTACAGTTTGACAAAGCATTCCTAGACCCGCTCAAAATTATCTTAAATGTTATCGGTTGGAAACCAGAAAAGGTTGCAACGTTGGAGGGATTTTTCTAATGAGTAAGAACATGTACAGTATACCAGAAGACAGCGAGCCTGAATTTGACTTCGGCTTCATGGCAACTTCTAAAGACGACATTCAACATACGAGGGTTGAAGAGTTCAGCGAAAGAGAATTAAAGTATCAAAAGATTATAACCGAGTTGTTAAAAACCATTGATCCATTATTGAACAGATTGGCCAAGGACAGCGAGAAAGCGGAATACATTTACTGGCCAAACCGTAAAGAAAAGATTGAAGAGTTCCGTAAAAAACTTCGTAAAATTGCAACAATCATTGAGGTGACTGTATGAGCATTCTAGATAAACTGAGAAAGACTTCCACAATCAAAGAAACAGATATCCTTGCTGATTCAAAGTTCTTTGAAAAGAAAGACATGGTGCCTACTATGGTTCCTATGTTGAACGTTGCGCTGTCGGGTAGTCTTGACGGCGGATTGATTCCAGGCATGACGATGTTTGCCGGCCCAAGTAAACATTTCAAGACCGCGTTCTCGTTGATCATGGTCAAGGCATATCTTGACAAGTACAAGGACGCTGCAGTTTTGTTTTATGATTCAGAGTTTGGTGCGCCACAGGCTTACTTTAAAACATTCGGTATTGACACCTCTCGCGTTGTTCACACACCAATCACTGACATGGAACAACTGAAGTTTGACATTACCAATCAAATCAATGCGCTCGAACGTGGCGACCGAGTCATTATTGTTATTGACTCAATCGGCAACCTTGCTTCAAAGAAAGAAGCTGAAGATGCATTGGATGGTAAGAGCGTAGGAGATATGACTCGCGCCAAACAAATCAAGTCAGTGTTTCGTATTATCACTCCACACTTGACCATAAAGGACATTCCGCTTATAGTAGTGAACCATACATACATGGAACAGAGTATGTATCCAAAGGCAATTGTGAGTGGCGGCACCGGTCCTTACTATTCAGCTGACAACATCTTTATCATTGTGCGTCAGCAAGAGAAAGAAGGCGGCGACCTCACAGGTTATAGCTTTGTGATCAATGTTGAGAAATCTCGGTTTGTTCGAGAAAAATCTAAGATTCCTATCACAGTGTCTTTCGAAGGCGGCATAAGCACTTGGTCAGGTTTGATGGAAGTCGCTCTTGAGTCAGGACATGTCATTAAACCTAAAAATGGTTGGTATCAGCGAGTTGATCTAGACTCCGGTGAAGTGAATGAAAAGAACTATCGCCTTGCCGATACAGACAACAAAGACTTCTGGATGCCAATCCTAAAGACCAAGTCTTTTCGAGAGTTCATTGAAAAGAAATACAAGATCACTTCAGCTTCTATTATCAACGAAGAAGAACTAAACGAGGCGTACAAAGAATGATCGAAGAAATTATCTTCTCGCATCTATTATTCAACGAGGAGTATAGCCGCAAGGTGACGCCCTTTTTGAAGAACGAATACTTCTCGAGCAGGGTCAATAAGATTCTGTTCGAGTTGATGGATAATCATATCAAAAAGTTTCATAGAGTGCCAACCAAGCAGACGTTGGTGGCCGAGCTAACCAATCTAACCAATCTGACTGAAGAAGA